TGTGAGCAGTTGTTTTACCACCACCAAAAGCAATAAAAGGTTCTTCAACAAATACGTGAGTTATAAAGTAATACTTTTTTAACTTTGCTAATTTGTTTTCAAACAATTTTGCTCTTTCTTCAAGCGGTGTTTCTGGTTTAAACTTTATTAAATCAGAAGATACTATCTTTTTGTCTAAATCCAAAACGGCAATGCCAATCTTGGAGGAACTTACATCAAGTCCCAAAATCATTGGAGTGTTGTTCATGTTAAATATCTAATTTTAATTTAAATGTAAAATCTCTATCTTCTGTCTTCTTAACAGGTTCTGCAACATTTGCAATAGCAATGAGATTTTTATTTTCATCGTAAATACCTATTTTTGTTATATAGGTTGTTTTCTTGAAAGGTGGTTCTGGGTCAGAATATGACGCGGAAGTAGTGTTTTTGATAACCATTTCAGCTTCTGAAAAAGAATATGAAGAAGAATAATATACATTCAAATTGGTTGAGGTTTTATCTATAAATGTTGGATTATTTGAATGATTTAATTCTCCTCTTGGAGCATGTGCAAGCATGGTGATAACAGGCGTATATGTCGTACCTTTAAAATCCATTGTATAACTATAGGCAGAACCAGAATTAGAAGTTGATGGCATATTTAAACCATCATTCATTCCCCATCCAAAGTATAACCACGAAGTTTGTTGTGGGTCTGTAATATCATCGAGATAATCTACATAATTAGTCTTTATTGTCCAACTACCAGTAAGTAACAAAAATCCTTCATTATATAACGCAACACCAGCAATTGAACCAGAACCAACAGAACCCGATGGTCCAACTTGTATTAATTCGCCATTTCTTTTTACATCCTGTACTTCTGCTATCAAAGTGCCAGTATAAAACATTTTTAAGTTTATTGTACCTTTTTCAATTCCAGAACCAAAGAAAATACTAGGAATATTAATCAAATTCATTTTTTGATCGCTTTTATCTCCAAAAGAAGATGAAAATGAATAATGTCTTGATAAAGGTAGATAATAATTTAGTGTATTTCTTAATGCGTCAATGTGGGGTCTGCTTTCGCCTTGCGTATAAAACTCTCTTATGACAGATGCTGATAAAGGATAACTACCAGTTATTATATCACCATAACTAAAATTTGAATTAAATTGAGAAGTTGAAACTGTTTTAAAAGCAGACAACCCACCAGCTTTTGTTATAAATGGATAAATTAATTGCGAAGAATCTCTATCAATATTTTCTTCATATAAACTAACGTATCCATTTGGAACACAACCGACGCTGGATGTGAAAGAGCCAGATTTTACAACTTTATTGTTATAATAAACTTGCCCTTTAAAAACATAAAAATTAAATTTTGGGTGAGTTTCTATCCTGTTGTAGAATATATCGTTTTCACCAAATTTGTAAATCATTTTTTTTAGTAGTCAAGTCTGACTCTTAAAGTAAGTTCGTTTGTTGGGTCTTTCTTTAAAGGTTCAGAAGTTTTAGCAACAGCGAGTAATTCATTATCAGCAGAATATAAGCCGACAGTTGTTATGTAAGAAACTGGCATATCTGTTGATGTGTTCTTTACAATCATCTTGCTGCTTGAAAGATATGTAGGATTAGATGAATAATTGAAGTCATTGTGTGCAGCACGACAGAAATAAACAGTTGAATTTAATTCTGTTGTATTGTTGAATGAAACATTATTTATTCTTCTACGCAAAACATTCATATTTGTTTCAATTGTTGAACCAGATAAAATAACATTTCTAACAGCAGCACCAGCAGAACCAGAGCCATAAAACGCTGCATTAAATAATGATGCAGTTACAACAGCAACACCGGCTTGATAATATACAAGACCGTATGCTGAAGTTGTGCTTGTTTTATAAAGTACAGCATACTCGCCAGCAGGAGAGTTTATTCTATAATCATTTTGTGCATTTGTATCTTCAATAGTGAATAAAGTACCAGAAGAAGGTGTGTTGTATGCGCCTGTCATAAATGACATAGAGAAAGAACCTTTCTTAATTTCATCTTTTGTTAATAAACGAGAGAAATTAAAAAACAATACTTCACTTAATTTATTACCGCCAGCAGAAATATCTCCATCTTCATCAAACTTCATTATGCTACCAGTTGCATCATATCCAACTAGCATTTGTGCCATTTGATTGTAAATGTTTATTTTTTTAGAATTTTGAGTGCTATTTGAGCCTGATAAACCAGAATCAGAAGAATAGCCCATACTTAAATCAACAATGTGATTTGCGGAAGAACTTAAATAAGGATAATCATAAACTGATTGGAACATTCCGTGAGAATAATTTTTAATATTTGCGTCACTATATGTTCCAGAAAACAAAGTTCCAGTTAAAGGGATTGCTTCATTGAGTAAGGTTCTTGTTGAAACTACATCGTTTGTAGATAAATTTTTGAACGTTGTTGCCATTATTTATATCCTTATTATACTACTTTTGCAAATCTAACTGGAACGTCAATGGTATAGCCAGTAGTAACGCCAGTTATTCTAATGTTGCTATCAACATAGTAGCAATTTGTTGGTGTTGCATCTACATTATTTATATTTGTCGTTGAACCAAGCAAATTAAACAAATATGTACTTGAATTTAAATCAAGAGATGCTTGTATTTTAAATTGCAAATAAGTCCCTCTAGGACCAGCAATTACCATGCCAGAAGAGTTTGTTGTTCTGTCTGTTATCTCTTTAACATAATCAATATCTGAATCTGCGGAGAAATAATAACTGGCTATATTATCGTCGTCAATAAACGAAACTACTGCTCTAGAATTGTCAATTGTACTAATAATATTGCCTAATCTATTATCTATTTGTAGAATATATTGAGTTTCAACTAAATCAGAATCAATTGCAAAAGCAGGAGACACTTCAGATGTATCTAAGCCTTGGTCTGTTCTGATAGCACCTCCGTTTGAAGGAGTCTCTCCGAACAATACGCCAGTTGCAGTTCCAAGACTTGTTTCGGTATCAGTATCAACAGCTACAACAAATACATTAGAAGAATGTCTTTGAAATCCAGTAACAACATCATTCAGTTTCACAACTGGTAAATAAAGAAGGTTGTTTCTTGAAATAGATAATAGTTTAGATTTTAATGAGATAGTATTATTCGTAAATGCTTCAAATACAGGTGATTGAAGAATGTCAAGGTCATAATAAGCAGAACCACTTGGATGATTCTTGTTGTAAAGACCATAATTTATTTCATCATCACCAAAAGCAAACTTGACAATTCTAAAAGAACCATCGCCTTTTGCCAATCTAAAACGACCAGTATCTGTTAAAACTGCATCGAGTACAATATCGCCGCTATTATCTAAAAATGCCATGTTTAAACCTCTACAATAAATAGTGTGTTATAAATTTTCTTTATCTATTTCTACATTTAACTGTAAATTCAAATCAAACATTTTTCCTGTTTTTTTGGAAACAAATCTTAATTTGAATTTTTTACCCCAAACTGGACTTGGAGAATCGCCCAAAACACTTGCATTTCCTGTAGTATATATGTCGTATGCACTTTGCAAAGTATTCAACATATTATTTCCTACAGTTTGTAAGATTTCTGGTTTTATAAGTAAAAGCTTTTTAAAACTTTTATTTTTCATTAAAACTGAATAATTTTCTTTTATATTAATTATTTCTGTTTTTAAATAAATTGCACCATCATTATCAACCATTTCTATTTCATATACATCTGTTGGATTAGAATAATTTCCATGAAAATCAATTGTTCTAAAAACATAATAATATTTTCTATTTGGCACTATATTATCTATAAAACTTGCAGAAGATGCTTTGATAAATGTTTTTGTATCATAATCAGTAGTAACTGTGCTTAATAGATTATTTTGTATATCTAAATAAGAAATTGGTTTTTTTGTGGTTCTGTAAATTTGAAATCCAGACGCTATATCATCTGATTTAAATTTTTGTTTTGCTTTAGGTATTGAAGCAAACATAGTTTGTATGTTTTTGGATTGATTAGCTGAATCATCTGGATTAATTACATAAAATTCTTCTTCCTCTTCGCCTGTAGAGTTGTTAAAAAATAGTTTAATTTTATTATTTATGTTTTTAAATGGAATGGTTAAAATTTCTGGTCTTAATGGAGCATCATCAATAATTCTGTTTGTTATGTTATAAACAGGTACTTCAACTAATGTTATTAATGGAGAAGTTATATAATCAATACCTATTGACCTTGTTACAGTTGTGATAGCCGCACCACCATATCCAAATGTTATGTCTTCATTTTTAACATCTGTAGTCACATTTGATGCAATTGAATTACCAATTACTAAAGTATAAGCAAAAATTTTGTATTCATAATTTGTATCATATTTTACTTGTGTATCGATAAACTGAAGTGAATCAACATTAGCAGAGTTTGGTATCCAAAATGTTTGTATTGGAGTAGAAGAACCAGATTTATATTTACTAATTTTATAAAATACAGCTTCTGTATATGCAGTTTCTCCGCTAATAACTTGAGAAAAATTTCTTTGTGTTTGTTGAACAAGTTTTCTTAATTTACCATAAAACAAAACGTAACTTAAATTTCTAGTAAATTGATTGTTATATTCCACAAGCTTAACAGTTTCATCGTCAATTCCAAAAACAATAGAATTATCTTGGTTTGTTTTGTTTAATGTATAATCTTGTTGTGTTAAAAGCCACCAATTATATAAATCATATAATTTTACAGAACCCGTTACCAATTCTGTTGATATGCTTGTCTGAATTCCTTGTTCATATATTGAAGTATCAATCTCTGATATGTTATCAGTATCAACATTAAAAGAATAATTAACTTTTTCTTCTGATAAGTAGAAATCTGCAACTGATGCGCTGCTATTAATGACATAATTAATTAAAGATAATGTAAGACCAGAATCTTTTAATAATGTTGAAAAACTTGAAAATTTATCCATTGTAATGTTGATTTCGTTATACATTGGATAAAGCTCTTTGTATTCACTTAACTTGTTTATTTCAGTTAATTGTTCTGGTGGGATAATAATATTGGTCATTTTACCAGTAATATTATTAAAATTTGAACTTCCTCCTACGCTTAGAAGTGCAACTTTTTCTAATGCTTTAGCATATAGATTATGATATTCACCACCATTATTTAAGTTTGTAAATGCTTTAGTTTGTAAAGTATTAGATTGAACAAATTTTATATTATTATTTAATGTTACAAAATCACTAAATTTTTCTGATTTTCCGTATAAATCAACTTCTTTTTTAGCGTACAAAATAGCATACATATTTGGTAACAATTTTTCTTCTATTGTTGTAGAAGAAATTACTTTTTCATATTGTTCAATTAAAAAATTATATTCATATTTTATTTCACATGAATTAACTTTTTCTGTTATTCCACAGTAATAAGCATCATTTAAATCGTAATAACCATCTGTACTGCAAAAATGGTCTGAGGTTAAATTCACTAACAAACTTGAAGATACAAATTCATTAAATTGCTGTATTCCTTGACCGGGTATAGTGACAGTATAAGAATAAGAATCAACATAAGTTGGAAAAGTAGAAGTATTATCAGTAGTAGTTAAGATGTTTTCCTTAACAATAGCACTATTTTGTGAATTTTCAAATATATCTTTAGTAACAAAATTGGTGCCGGTAATATACAGCCCAACATCAAAAAGGCTTTTTATAGGTAATGGGTTGTCAATATTTTGTTTTTCTACAAATTTTATTTTTCTACTAATTGGCATTATTTAACTCTAATTTTGAAAATACGTATGACGAATCAACATTATAATCTAATGTATTTGAAACAATTAGTTGTTTGGCAACATTAGTTTGCTCTTCATCGCTTAAATTAATATTTAAATTATTTAAGATATTGTTGGTATTAAGTATATTGTTATTAACTATAAAATTGATATTTGGCACAATTTTATTTGTTTGGTTTTGTGACTGAACCAAGTTTTCAACTTGTTCTTTTTCTACAATACAAAATTCATTATAAATATCGTATTCAAAGCCAGTATCAATTCCGATATTAAGAAGTTTGTTATAATGTTTTTTAATTTTTATTATAATGAATCCACTTAAAGAGTCGTAATCATTTTTGTTTAACAATTTCCAAATTGGTTTATTAACATCGTTTTGCTCAAAACCAGCTAAATATTCAATTTGACAAATTGTTTGAAAGTTTAATTTCATAAAATTTTTGGTACTTGGATGCACAAATGGATCGAAATTAAAAGAGGACAAATCAAATCTTGTCTCACTTACTTCAGAAACCATAAGGCTTTTTATTTGTAAAGGTAGCGATAAAAGTGAGGATGTAATATTGGATGTGCCTGTTGTTGTTTCACTTGTGTTAGATACTGCATCAGAAGATTTAAATATTTTATTTTTTATTTCATTTAAAATACTATTACTTGATAAAATATTAAATTTATCAATCGTTGTGATTGATGTTGTATTGTTTGTAGTATCATTTACAGATGATGGTCTTAGATTGGCTTCTATAATAGAATTCGTTAAAGAAGAAAAGTTTGATAAATCTTCTTCATTTTTAGTTTCAACATTCGCATTAGTACATAAATCATTGATTGAAAAAGTTCTATCAGCATTATAAAATGAACTATTATCAAAAACCTTTTCTGCATCGACTAAAAGAGAATCTTTTGTTATAAAAGAAAGTTGTATATCTGTACTTAAGTTAGGCGATAAATTATTGGATATTGAAATTTTAGTATTTGTAGAATTTATTATTTCACTTGCTGAGTTTGTGTTATATCTTCTTTTAGAAGAACTGTTTTTAACTATAGATTTATTAACAATATTATCGTAATTTGGCAAATTTAAATTTGAATTATCAATACTATTGATATTATAAGATTCGTTTTTGTCAATTGTTACAGAGGATGGAGACAAATAGCAAGTGCTGTAAGTTACAATATCTGATAAATTATTTGCGTCTTCTTTTGATAATTTGCTTGTCAATAGAAAAGAACTAATGTTATTAAATGGGAAGTATTTTAATATTTCATTGCTAGTGCGACTTTTAAATAATGAATTTGAAATTTTTGGTATGCCAAGCTCTAGTGCAGTATTGTTGGTTTCAATAAAACTAATACCTATTTTTTTAGTATCAGAATCAATAACATTAGAAAATTGTTTATAAACATTTAATACTTTTATATTATTTGAATTTTTAGATTTTGTATTTTTATCTTGTTTTTCTTCCAAAGAATATTTATTAATTAAAAATTCTATTAGCTCATTAACTTTATTTAAAACAGACGTTATTTTTTGAGGACTTGTAGTAGAAGGATTTAATAAATTATAATAATATTTTACATTATTGTTTAAATTTTTATTAAGTTTATATTGTTTTTCTATTGTAAATAATAAAGATGGTACATAAATCCAAGGTGAATTTTGTATCGTAATTCGCTGGTCTATAGTTCCTTGTTGCACAGCCGTAGTGGTATTTAATGAGGCATATTTAGAATTTTGAAGCGAAACGAATTTTTTAGTTTGTTTATTTTCAGATACAGAAAACATATCACTTCTATCTGCTTCATACAAATAATTTAATAATAAGTCTTTTGCACGGTTTAAGTTATCAATTTTATCATAAATTATTTGATTTGTATTATCCTCTATATCAATTTCTACAGCATATGTGTATTCTCCCGCAGTTATTTTAGACATTTCAAAATCAGAAAATGTAAATATTCTATAGTTTTGGGCAGCAGGAAGCACAATTTCTGAAACTGATGCGACTTTTCTTAGTGAATCTAATGTAACAAAACTTGGCAACAAAGAGGCAAAGTTATTGTTATTTAAATCTACAATTGATGTAGAATACAAATAATTGTAAGGGTCATAAAAAGAAATTTTATTAGTTATATTTCTAAAACTGTTTTGTGATGTGGATATAATTTTTTTATCTGGTGTGTATTCATTAAATGAATATACAGTAGAATCTATTGTTTTTACTCTTTTTCTAATTATATTTAATTTTTTTATTTTTATAAAATCTGTTGATTTAGAAAAATCATAAATTTCTTGATTTTTGTTGTTTTGTTTTAAATATGAAATAATATCAAATACAAAAAACGCAGAATATGAATTATCTTTTTGTCTAGAAACGTATAAATCAGATAAATAAGTTTTATTTATATTTGTATTTATATTATTAACAGATAATGTTGTAGAATTTACAGTATCAACAAGACTAAGATTTGCTAGTTCTCTAGAATCTACAATTTTTTTATTAGTTACTGCGACTATATTTAATGGTTCATTTGTAGTTTCTTGTCGAGCCGTTGAAATTTTTTGTTTATAAAACTTACCATTTTTTCCTTTAAATGGTGTTCCAATAAAAAAATTGTTATTGTTATCTGTTAATACGTATGATTCATTAACAACTTGACTATTGCTTATAACTTCTTGTTTTGAAACAAAACCTAATACATCATAATTGTCAGTTAAATTTAATTCAAACTTGTTTATTAGTTCATCAAAATTAATATAAGCAAACGCAAACACATCCAAATGTTGTTTATTTGGATTTTTACTTGTAAATCTTATTTGTTTATTGTATTTATAAATATTGGCATTTGCTGCATTAGATAGTTCAGCTTTTAATACACCATTTGCATAAAAATCTTTAAAACTAAAAATTTGCTCTGTATAATCGTTAATATTTGTTAAATTTTTTGAATCAAAATTAAAATTATAACTTAACAATTCATTTGTTAAATTGGAGCTTAAACTTTGTATAACCTTTACATATATAAAATCTAAAAAATTAATATTATTTAAAACTAAAGAAGATTGGAAATTTTCGTTACTTAACGTTGATAATCCAATATCAAGAAAGAAGTTTTTATTTTCTATCTGTTTTTCGCTTAATGCCACAGAAGAGTTTTGTACAGTTTTATTACCAGAAATTCCTGTCTTTACATATTCTCTGCTGCTATTAATGTGGGGGTTTGATTCTGGCTCTGGGTCTGTGCCGGTTGAAATAGATATATTTTCTATTTTTATAGTTGGCAATAATTCACCAAACAAACTTTCTAAACCATTAAATATTAATGCCATACAATAAATACAACCTTAGTAAAAATTAAACATCACAGTTTTCAATATCTTCATCAACAATATTAGATTGATAAATACTAATTGGTAATACTTGATTTAAATCATCGCATTCATAATCATCATCAAGTAGATAATCCAGTTTTTTCATTCTTTTAACAGATTCGCACACCAAATTAGTTGGTATTTGTTCGTCATATGATATTTGCAAATAATGGTCAATAAACTCAGATGTTTTTGGTAATAAATCATCTGAAAATGGTAGTGGTACTAATTGTTCATAACTTGATGAAATTGCATCGGCTGTTGTGCCACTACTTACTGTTTCAACAAGAAAAGCAAAAATATCAAAATTTTCTTTTTCAAAATCAACATTATTCTCCAAAACTTGTAACAGCAAATACTCTTGCGTTACTTTAAATGTTGTAGAGTCTGAAAAACTTCCAACATATTTTATGTTTTGATTTGTTGTAAAGTTTGTTATTGTAGCAATATCTATTGGTTTAACTGTATATGTGATGTTTGCGTTAAGTTGTGGTATCTTTTGAACATTGTAAGAACTTGAATATGCAGTTTCAACTGACCCAGATAACTCTCCATTTAAAAATACAACAGAAAAGTTTGGCGATTTTTGATTTCCTAATTCTGAATTTCCAAGTGGTAAAAGCTGAGAATAAGCAGCTTCTGCTGGGTTTGCGAAAGAAAGCACAGAAGATTCTGGTTGATTAGCCAATCTTGTTCTGTTGGTTTCAGAAAAAGAACTTATTGCTGTTTCTCTGCTTGAAAAAACATATTGAGTTTTATTGTATGGAGTTTCTTCTTGTATTCTGTCTTCAATATCAATACTATTTTCTTGCACAAGGCCAGAATATGCTGAGTCGTACAAAACATTATTATCAAAAAATGAATAATAAAAAGGTTTAAATTTACCTTGTGAAAGTAATTGTTTTCCAAATTGTGTTAATTGTAAATCAATTACTTCTTCTTTTTTATTAAAGAACGACATTATTTAAGACCTTTATTTATTTTTGAAGATAAGTTTGATATTGCCGAATTTGTTTTACTTATAGAGTCAGATAAAATAGTCTCTGTAGGACTTACTTGATTACTTGCTTCTCTATATCTATAATTATTGTTAGATTCTTGTTTTGAACTACTATTTTTAGAGGAGCCTAATTCTGGAACTGTAAATCTCTCGTTTGATAAGGTTCCAACTGTTTTTTCAGTTGTGAAAACAGATGTTCTCGTGGTGTCGTCTGGTGCTTGGAAATCAATTGCTGTATTGATATCAGCAAGTTCAACTAATGAGAAAAAGTCATAAGGCCAGTTATAACTATATTTTACATCAGTAAATAGATTTTCGTTTATATTATTAAAGATTGTTATATCTTTAATTAACTTATTGTTTGTATCTACAGCTTTGTTACCAAGATATTCATTGTAATCTATCTTTGCTCTTTGTTTGACTTTGAAAACCATCCATTGTAAATTAGTATCTATTGTTTGGTTTCTAAGCGCATTAGCATGACCCATTAATTCATTATAAAGAAGTTTGTGAGAAATAGTGGCTGTTTTCTTTTCTACTTTACGTGAATTAACAGGTGGCAAGTTTTGCCAAATATATGAAAGGTCATTTTGGTCTAAATAATAATCAAACTCAAATACATACATAGAAACTGGCGTTGTTTCGTTGTTGGTCTTGAAATCAAACATTGGTGGAAATACATATTTATCTAAATATGTTACCATTTGTTTGATTGTATTACCCGCATCATCTGAGCCGTCAGAACTTGGTTCAGCTAAACCTAAAGAAATATCTGCTGTTTTTCTTGGAATTTCAAAGAACTTTTTAACACCATTTTCTTCAATATATGGAACAGCGACAACTGCTTCATAAACTTTTTTAGATTTTTGTAATTTACCCAACTTAACAGGTTCAGTAGAAAATCCAACAAGTTTTGTTAAATCTCTAATACTTGTAGAAGCGTTGTAATAAGAACTACCAGTTGCCAATGGATGATATTGAAGCCAATTATCTGGGATTGATTCAATTTGAATAAACACTCCTTCGTTATCTTGTGGAATTTTTCCAAATTGATGCCAAATTCCATATGGTATTGCTTGTCGTCCTGTAGTTGAAACTTCATCACCATCTAATGCAGTATCATTAAAATTGAGCATTGGAGTTTCAAATTTTGTTTCTATATTCCAAGCATATGTAATGTCATTTGTTTTTAACAGTCTATTGTTGGTAAGAGTATTAACATCGGAATTAACAATAGTTTTATAATTTTGAATGTTCAAACAAGCACTAAGATGCATACAGTTGTTATTCAAATTTGTTTTAGATAATAAGAAGTATGAACCGCTTACAGAATCTTGTGATGTAGGAGGGAATACATTAACTGTGCCGCTTACATATTCTGTGCCTACTGATGAAGTCCAAGCAGCCTGTCTTGTATCGAAGCGCAAATAATTAATATTACTGTTTTGAATAATTTCTTGAATTGTATATTTTTTGGTTTCTGTTGCTTTGAAAACAATATCTGCCCAAGATTCACCATAGTAATAAGGTGGTGTATAGATTGGATTATAGCCCAATCTAGCGTCCCTAGTATAATAATTACCAGCACTATTGCCATTTGATGGATTTAAAGTACCACTATTAATAGAAGCGGCAAAGTCTGGTCCAAATGCAGATGGTCTGGAATAAAGTGTGAAAGTTTCGCTTAATGTTTTGTTTCCTTTATACGCAGCATAAACAGAAGCAGTATAATCAGAAGAAATATCAAATTTAATACTTTGAGATAAAACATAATCTAAGTTTGTATCGGGGTCTTGTGGTAAGTCATAATTTAATGGGAAATAATTTCTATTTTCGTTTAATGAACGATAGATTTTTAATCTTGCACCATAAACAGAACCAGAAGTTAAGTTAAGATTTAATGTATTTTCTGGTTTTGATTGTATTGATGTTAATTTTTGCTCAGATAAAAAGAAATTAACGGTTTCTGCTAAGAAATTGTTAATCATATACTTGTATTTATTGTCACCATCAGACTTAAGGATACTTGTACTAATACCATCTTCTCCAGAAGCAGATAATTTGTTGATAAAGTTTCTATATCTTAAATTTGTGCTTGCTGATGGGTGAGATTCAAAGTCATATAGTGTAATATTTTTTGTATATTTATCTGGCTGCAAGATTGCTTCAAATGGCAATCTTTTAGTAATAACTGCATCATCATTATTTCTTGCAACTATCATAGCATTAGACCCGCTTCCGTTAGCATTTGGAACATCAATTGCTTTATAACTGTAGAATGATGCAGATAGGTCAGAGTCTAAAACTGGTTTTTGCAACAATGCATAATCAACGGCAATACCAGATTTTATCGTATTGTATAAAATACCGGGTGCCATAAATGGTGTTATGAAATTTCTGTGTTTAATATCATCGCCAAATACTGAGGCGGTTATAAACGAACTAGATGCTAATGAAGAAGAAACATATGGCAAATAAGAAGAAGAAAATGCAGTTGCAATATCTACTGTTCTGTCGGCTGGGAAAAATCCTTTGTATGGTATAAATTTAATATATGCATTACATTCTAATGTAATTTTGAGTGGATCGACTAAATCTTTGTGGTCTTCTTTAACAACAGAAAAGTTTTTCATAAATTCTGTGTTTGTATAAGTTTTATAAAACACATCAGAATTATTATCAGAATAATTTGCGTCGGCACCAATAATTTGTAAATTATTTAATATGCTAATATCTTTGGACGATAAATAATCACTAATTTTATTTTCTAATCTAAATTCTGGTATTAATGAGCCATTTTTTCCTATGTAACTAATGTCATCTGCATATTCATCATATGAATTATAAAATGGATTAATTGATGAAGAAGAATATGTACCATCATTGTTTAAGATTGTTGCTTTTTGTGCAGCGGACCAATAAGCATCACCAAAACCAATTGGAAGTGGAAATGCTGGCGCGCTTAGATTTTTTCCAGTTGGCGCAACAAAAGAATTTAAATTTTGTACCATATGTTTTCTACTAAACAAAGGTGAAATTTTTAATTGTGCAGCACTACTTGTTGAACTATAGTAAAAAGAATGGTTATTTTGTAAAATTCCTGCTCCATCTCCATTTGTTTTTACGCCAGCACTATTTGTTGTGCGTGTATCAAAAGATTGAATTGCGTCCAAAGCCCACATGCTTTGACTAGATATCGTAATTGAACCGTAAGAAGAACTGCTATTCAAGGTAATTCTATCAGATTGTGAATCTCTCCAGAATTGATTATCATAATTTGTTCTTTTTCTAACAATTTTCTTATATCTGTTTATTGCAGATGGATAAATATTTTCTTGATATTTTAATGAATTAAATTTGTTTATTGGACTTGAATTGCTTTGTAAAGCACCTCCAAGATATAATTTGGTAATTGTACTATATGACTTATTTTCACACTTAGTTAAACCTAGCAAATAATTAAATTCATCATTACAGAAAAGTTCTGTCTCATTTTGATTGCTAAAAGTAATTTGCAAGTTTGAAGACAATTTTCCATCACTATATCCGAGAGAAGCAAGAATTGGCTTTCTAGAAACAACATAAGGCTCAGAATAAAATCTATTTGAATTTCTTGTGTAAATTGTTACTAAATTACCTGTTGGTCCTGTTACGGTAACTGGTATTGTATCAACGTTGCCAAATTGGCTATTTTTAATTTGCAGTTTTACTGATGGATGTGTTGAACGATATAATTGTTTAAATGTTGGATATTGGTATAAACCATTTCTCAAAATCATAAGTGCATTAAACAATCCTGCTTCACTAGAAACAGATGTAACAATTGAACTTGTAAGTGATGACAAAGAAGATGTTATAGAGCCTAGGCTATCATAGCCAACGCTTTCAACGATTACTGTATTTAATCCAGAGGAGTCAATTGTAGTAATAGCACCAGTTAAAACGAACTGAGAGCCGCTAAGACCAACATCCGATACCGATACAAAAGGAATTTGTTGGACAACAGAACTAGTGCCTTGTGGTACTGTAACCAAACTATTGTTTAAACTAAGTTGTGCAACATTTCCACTTGTTATTCCTTGGGTAAGAGAAGCTGTAATCCAAGAATAACCTGCGTCTTTTCTGGGAATTTGATAAGAAACAAAACCATTATTATAAGTGCTTCTCAAGCCATTATCATCAAATCTATACAATGTGTTTCTATTGACTTTGTGAATAGATGGAATGGTTGCAGAACCACTCATTAGCCCACCAAAATCAGAATGTCTTGCAAGTAATTGATTGTAGTTATATCCTATTGTACCTTCAATTATTTCTGGCGTGTAGCTTGAAGATTCGATTGTAAGATTGTCATTTACTCTTCTTGCATCGCCAATAACTTGTTTGTTTCTAAATGGTAATGCGTTGTAAGCAGAAAATTCTTCTGCATATCTGTTTAGATATCCTCTTGAATTTGTTCTTAATTCGCCGGGTGCAGAGAATCTATTTCCAATTACAGTTTTGTATGGTGTTCTTGTTGGTAATTCAAAATCAACTCTGTCATCATTTGGAGCAGTTCTTAAAACAGTTCTAAGTTCAGTTTGTGCTAAATTAACTGTTCCTGTTTGGTCAGTTAAAAGCATGTTGTTGTTTGTTCTACCAACTGTGTGCAGGACTTCGTAATTACTTCTAAAATTACCTAAATTGTAAGAAGACGTAGAATATTGAATATTTGCTATATTTACAGGTTTTTTGCTTGTGCCTTCTCTGTAATAATAAGCTCTCTTGTGTGCTCTAACAGGATAAGAAGGTTCGTCTGGGTTTCCTTCTGGGAATGGATAATCAGCGCCTACAAAGCCCATTGTTGCTTGATAAGAAGAAGTTCCAAGTTGTCCAAGCAACAATTTCCAAGCCTCTGGACGGCTTGTATAAGTGTCTGTTCCCCTGTTAAGTGCAACGTGTCTGGATTGTAATCCACCAACCCATTGTTCTGTAAATGGACCTTGCATTGGCTTTTCTTTATTTGGTCCATAGGTGTCGTTGTGTAAGTTGGTGATAATAACGCCACTTATAAAGTTCTCTACAACATCTGCATTATAACCAGTTGTAATATTACCACTTATAAAATTAGCTGGTATTGCAATATCAGACTTTAATACTTCTCCGTATCCCAAAGAAGAAGAAAGATAGTCACGACCATGAACTACGTTAAAAGAATATTTAATTTTCTTGTTTGGATTTTTAACATCAGAAATATCTTTTAATAATGATGATGTGTTTTCTACACCAATGAACAAATAGTTTGCAGGTACATTGATAACGTCATCTGCATCCATTGGTCCGTGTGGAGCAGTAGCAATCTTTAAGAAATCAATCTTATTATTTTTATGTAAATTTGTACCACCCTTTATTTCACTAACTTCATCGACAACATATCTTGTTGGTGTTGTGTATTTTCTATTTAAAGCAGAAGCAGCAACAGACAATATTCTACTTCTGCTATAATTTGAGGATGATACAGAAGAAGAAAGTGGTGCAGTATCTCTCTCAGCGCGATTTAACCAATAATCAGCATTATCGGATTCTAAACCAGTTAATGGTCTGTGTCCAAATTTCCAATTATAAACAAGCTTATTAATTGATTGAGCACCAGCTTCTGGGTCTGTTCCCTTGAATTCAATTGTTGGGAATTTGTTCCAGTATTTATTTCTTTCTAAAATGTGACTTTCAATAACATTAAAAATCTTTTCAGATACGTTAGCAGATGCTGGTGTAAGTTGTGAAATAAATACAGATATTGCAGAATCTAACCATTTATATAAATCTACGTATTTATCAAGACTTGGAGTGTTTTGTACTCTCTCAAAAAATAACTGTCTAAGTTTAGACATATCTTTATATTCTTGACGATAACGATTTACAGGCTCGCCAATCAAATTATTAAATTCAATAATGGTGCCAAACATATTCAACATTTCTTCTGAAATGCTTTGGTACATGCTTTTTTCGAATGTATAATAATAATTTGCAGGTCTTGTTTCTCTTGTATAAACCAAATCATCTTGTGTTAAGACTTGAATTGTGTCAAGAGAATCTAAACTTTCTGGTAATTGTTGTTTTGCAGCAAATACATATTCAACATTCACAACTTGGTCGTCATTTGGTAAGAAGAAATCACCACGACCAGTATATTGATGGTTCAATATATCACCAAGCCAACCATATCTATTTAGAAGCTCCAAAGAACCAGAGGTTGCATCTGGAACTATAAATTGGGCAACTTTATTAGTTGGATTACCGGGGTCACCACCATCAGAAGAGGTAATAGTTGCAAAATCCCAATTTAATGCTAATGTTTCTATTTGTGGTACATAAGTGCCAGAAATGGAAGTTACAGAAGGGACATAAGCATTTCTGTAAGCATGTAAAGAGCCATAATTTGATGCATCTTTTGAATGTGCTATTATAACATCATTTTCAAGATAAGATTGCCAATATTTAAGTGTTGAAATTTTGGTATCTGTTCTTGTTAAAACATTTTGTGAAGATGTGAAATTAAGAACGTGTGAGCCAATATAAAATCTTTTTGCTTTTGAGAAGAAGTTTTGTCCTCTTGAATTGTTAATACTTTGAGTTAATAAAAATTCACTCTCGATTGTATCAAGATTTGTTTTGACGCCATAAAATTCAATTGTATATGTAGCTGAGTTAGTAGTGCCAGAAACAGCATCAATATTTTCATACTTATCTGGTCTTACTCTAACGGCAAAATTCCATTTTGAATTATCATATACGTTTAAATAAACAGAAGATGTTAAATTAACATATGTGCCATTATAATCGGTTAATTGAAAATAAGCATTTTTTGATTCTTGTTCTGGTCTAACAGCATAAACTTGGAAGTTAATATCATCAGAACCGTTCCAAGTTAAATTGTTTGCACTTGCGGAGTTCGCTTCGTGCATACCGAATAAAGACGAAGAAAGGAAAGGATATGAAACATAAAGTGGTTCTCCTTTTTCAAATCTTCTGGGGAATATTACTTCTGTTTCAGCGGTCATTCCCATATAAGAAGCAGAAGTATTGCCGGGTATATATGAAAGAGAGCTTGTTATAGAAGCATCAGCGAATTGATATACTGTTGTATCAAATCTGTCAGTATCGTTAAAATCAACAAACTTCTTTTTTACTGCGGTAGAATATGTGTTGTCTTGCAATTTATATGTTGAACCATCAGCATACAAATTCATTTTGATTAATTCTGAATCTACACCAAAACAGCGAATTAAATTACGATATGATTTTTCTGTTCCTTTAGACTTTAAAATTCCATCTAAATTGTTGTAAATATTTAAATAAATTTTGTTTTTTACATCATTTAAAGATGAACTAAAAAATACAGCATCATTTCTATTAATGAAAAATTCTGAAATTTCAGATTCAACAAATATTTCTGGTGTTATAAAACCGGAATTTTCCAGCAATCTATTAGCAAAAGTAATTGGTTTATCAGAACCACTTGTGTAGTTCATGTTTTTAATTTTAGTTAAAAACCAAATTTGTTGATATAAATTATCAAAATAAGAAGAAATTACTTGAACAAGATTTGGTAACAAACCTTCGCCACTTTTCTCTTCTTCTTCTCTTATCCATTGTGGTATATAATTGTAGATTGCAGCATTGTTTTCTGTATCATGCTCAAAGCTTTCATCGATTAATGTTTGTAGCGATGAAGTATAATCTGGATGTATTGCATATACAGTAGGGTCTGGTTGTTCTGAAAAATTACTAGATATTAAAGCAGAGCCAGTATTTCTACAATCTTCTTCATATCCAACAAAAGTACCATTTGAAATTCTACCAGAATAATCTAATATTATTGAATCATACGATGAAGAACCTACTATACCTTCATTAAACTTGAAATATACACCTAAATCAGTATTGGCATCGTCCGTATTTGTTCCGCCATTTACATTTGTAAGCCAATTAAATTTTATGTCTTTTTCTGTTCTTGCTGTTTTCCAGTATCTGAATTCATCGATGGAGCCAGATAATTTACCCCAACCAAGTGCTGTACTAGAACCAGAATAAGCGGTAATCAAAGAACCAATCGTAGCCAACATTGCGCCAGTTACTGGCTGTAATGAAGTTCCAAATGTTATATTATCGTTTAATTCTCCATTAACATAAAATTTTGTGTTAATAGTAGAACCTGTGTTCTTTAAAACAACGGAATATTGGTTCCAGCCAGAGGATGTTAATTCTGATACAGTTACATCACCAAGGCGAACTCTACTAAATCCGTTTGTTCCAGATTGTGCAGTAAGATAAAACGAAGATAATGCAGTTGTAGAACTTGTTATTTCTAATACCAATCTACCATAATCAATACTAGAAGAATTTTTATTGTTCCATAAATCAAAAATAACTTCTTTTTCAGTTTTGGAAGAATCAAAGCCCTGTTTATTTAACCAAAATTCTATTGTTACGCCGTTTGTTAAGTCGTAATCTAAATTACTTGCTCTTTTATATTCTTCTGAATAGTAATTAGAATATTTAAATTTTTCAACTAATGTACTGCCAGATGTATTTGGGCCACCTTTAATATAAATATAGCTAGAAGTTACAGAATTACCATATCCGCCTACTAAAGAACCAGTTCTTGTACCCCATCCATTTGGAGAAATTGACACATAACCAGTATATCTTGGATATTTGTTGTCAAATATCCACTTGTCAAAATTAGAGGAAGTATTAAAAAATTGTATTTTCTCTTTTAATGAACCATCATATGGATATTGTTGAGAAATTCTTGTATATGCATCACTATAATATTTGCTTGCTAGACCAAATTTAGCAAAACTTCTTGGATTTGAATAATCAACTGGTGGAACAAATCTGTTGATATCGATTTGTTTTTGTTCTATAAATTCTGCTGATTCTATTTCTGAACCTAGAGTATCTAAACTCTGCGATGCAACTACCTTTGGAACACTAGAAAAAATACTTTTTAAACTCATTTAGGTAACCTTAAATTTGAATACTTCTGGTTGTTCGATATAAGTGTTCATATCACCATTGTAATATGCAAGCTTTATACCATAACTATAACCTTGTTCTAATATTGACATATCAAAATCAAAATAATTTCCAGAATTATCAAATGAAAGTTCGCTAAACTTTTCGCTACCTGTGCTAAAAGGAATTACTTCCAAATCATCAACTAATCTAAATATTTTATATGAGCCACTTTCTATTATCGATGGTTCAATATATGTGTTTGCAACAGTATAAATGTTTGGACTCCAATCTTTATTACGTGCAAAAATCTTAAATCTTGCAATTTCATCTTTCGAATAATATTGTTTCATATTTGTAATTTTACTTACATATGTTGTATATGGTGCTGGTTCTGATGTTTCAAAATCAATAATATCTATAGAACCAGTATAATAACAAGTTGTAAATGATGAATTGGACCACCTATCAAAGACTTGCGATGCTGTTGTATTAAGAGCAAATGTAGCAGAATATACACCAGTTTTAACCCAAGAGCCAGTAACAGGATTATTTGGTGTTGCAGCAATGGTTACACTACCTGTTAAATCAGTATGAATTTTAACATAAATATTTCCTGTTCCAATCGTTGGAATATCATAAAGTCTACCACGGAAATAATTGTACAAGTAAATTGTGTGTAAGTTTTGATCTGCTGGTAAGTTAGAAGAACTTGCGTAAAAGTTGGATCTGTCATCTTTTACAGCATCATTCCATCTTGCTTCAAGGTTTGGTCTATAAAAAAAGTATTCTGATGAACGAGCAAAGAATTTTTTTGTATAATAACTTATAGATGCACCATTTGGATTAAATGGTACAGATGCTGAAGTTATTCCAGATGAATTTGAATAATAAGCTTCATTGCTTGAAGTTAATTTAAGTAACAAACCATAATTTGGTCGCGAACCAGTAATCCATTGCTCAACAATTGAAGTTATATCAATGTTTAAGTTTTCAAGACCAGTTTCAAAATATTGAGAAAAAGCAGAAGAGGTAAGATAATCACCACCTTGATTTACCCAAGCAGCACCACTTGCGGCATTTGCCCAAGTAGTTCCTATACCACCATAGGTTAAATCAGAAAACTCTTCCATATCGAGTCCTCTACCCTCTTCCCACGACCTTGAAACAGGAAATGCATTTATTGTATATTCATAAGGAGTTGTACTTGAATGTGGTGCGTTATAAAGATTTAAGTAAAACTTCACGTTACCAGATACAGGAATTTTTTTGTTTGTTCTATCGGAAGCAAGGTCTGAAATTGGAAATTGAATCAAAAATCTCATTATTTGTTGCGCTTCATTATCAGTAATTGTTGAACCTGTTTTATAAAGCGAAAACACCTCTAGAATATCTGCCCTTCCCATATTAGAGCCAGTTGCTCTTGTATTACCGTCTGTTTTAAATGCGTTTGTTATTGAAGCATCTTTTTCAGCATAATATCTTTTTATAGCCATTATAATACAGTTCCTATTATGTCAGAATTTGGATATTTAATTTCAAAAATATGGTCTTCTGGGATTGAGACATATCTACCGTCAGCAGATTTATTGGCCTCAATATCATATCCTACATCGGAATATACGCCACCAACTCTATTAAAAATAGTAACTTTTTTAACATCTGCAATAGTTGGAACTTTTTGTAACGCTACCATAACATCTGTTAAATATATTGGCTCTCCAATTTCAAATTTTCTTTTAAATTCTTCTTTTACTGCTTTAATACCATCATCTAAAGCAGAATATTTACTTTCTTGTTGTGTTGCTTTAATGCTAAATTTAATACCTATATTGACTACTTTTGCATCAAGAATATCAACAGTATCATTAACCATTTTTACTCTTGAAAGCCAAGTCTTTAAATTTTGTTTAATTGTAGTATTTGCACTAACTAAAAATCCATTTGAATCTTCGGATAAAACATAAAGATTTAAATTTCTTTTTATAGAGTCAGCATCACGAACAATATTACATCTTGCTATTGAGCCAAACTTGGCTGGCATTGCATAAGTAAATGCTTTGTAGTCTTCTTTTGTTACTGCTCTATTTTGAGAAGCGAAATAATTCAATGCTCTAATTTTTAACTCTTCTGTTGTTGGAACTGTGGTGCTTCCAATTATAGGAAATTCATTATCAATTTCTAATGAAGCACGTACAGCATTTTTAACATCATTAGACAAATTTGCTTCGTCTGCAAAACTAAAACTTGGACTTACTACTTGGCTTAAACTTCCAACAGATGCATTTACATTATTTACGGAATTTGCTCTATAAACAACAGTCAAAGTTGTATTTGATGGACCAATTCCAAATTTGTCATTTTCAACTAATCTTGTTGGGTCAAAAGAGGTATCAGAAAAATAGTTTTTAGCGTGCATTTCTAAAACAGTATTTTTTGGGTCAAATATATCGTTTTCAGTATCTATTGCAGAATCTGAACCGTGACCAAATTGCAAATAAGTGTTTATTGCAGTTCTTTCAACAGTAAATCTTCTAGCAACAACAAATGGTTTTAATATCGATGGAATACCATCTGATAAAGCATTTGGGTTAGTAGTTTCAGAATAAATTATGTTTTGTGCCAACGAATCAACTTCATAATATTCATTCCCTTCGGCATCTACAACACTTATAATTTCTGCTATATTATTAGAACCTAAACCAACCTTTCTAAACTTTTCAAAGTCTCCAATTGTAATGGTTCTTCTAAAATTATTGCCAGATATTATTCTTCCATTTGCTTTAATTGCATACTCTGTAGGTAATCCAGTAGTATCATCTATTTTAGAGGCAATAACTAAATTTTTACTACTTTTAAATTGCACGTTTTCAGCTAATATAAAATTAACACCATTAGTTGTAGAAAATACGCTATTTCTTAATAAAGTAGGAACATATCTGGTATCTGGTCCTAATCCAGAAGCAACTGCTGGAATTGAAATATAAAATGTAGCAATTCCAGTTGAAGAAGGAGCAAGTTTGTTTCTATATCCAAGTTGTCTCGCTATTTTAATAACGTTGTTGTATTCGTTGGCTGTATCAAAAAAAGATTCATTTACTTGATAATCTAAATAGAATGATAAAGTATCGCCAATATAGGATACAGTTTCAAACATAAGAGAAGCAAAAGAGTTTTGGCTAAAATCTTTTACTGTATCGCCATAATATCTTTGTGCATAATCAAGCAAATCTTGCTTAATAGAATTATAATCTCTGCTAGTGTATTTTATGCTTGGTTTGCTTTTTGACATAATTATTAATTATTTCCTAACATTTATAAATAGTATATTAGACAGAAACTGTAAGTGTAGTAGGAGCAGAACCAGAAATAGAAAATTTTATTGTAATACTCAATCCATTTTGTGATGATGCAGTTTCTTCAATTTTTAGTTCTGTTACATTAATATAAGAAAGATATTTAGAAATTTGTGAAAATATTCTGTTTTTTAATCCTTCAACAGTAGAAGTGGTTAAGTTTTGAAATATATATCTTTTTAAGCCAACTCCATATTCAACATCTATTCTTTCGCCGGGATTTGTTAATAAAAGATTTAAAAGATTTTGTCTTGCATTTCCGACAGTAGTTGTGTGAGCAGAAACTCCAAACACTCCATCTACTCTTAATGGTAGTATTGGTGCAATTGTACTAGGCATTATTCTGTTTCTCCTTGTTCGCATTCATTGCCATTATCGTCGTATGGCCTTCTTTCTAGTATTCTATCTTTTGTTATTACAAATGGACCAACTGGTCTTAACAGAGTATTTACTCTTTCCATTAAAGCATCTGGTCCTTTTGTAAGATTTGATAAAATAGGATTTTTATATTCTGTATCTTCCCAATTGTAAAATATATCAAAAAATATCTGGCAAGCTTCTTTAGATTTATAAAAATTCAAGAATTTTTCATCAAAAGTAACTTGTTGTGCTGCAACCCATTCGTCGGCAATTCCTATGGTTTTAACATAAGTTTCGGTTATGAACGCACAAACAGCAGACATATATTTTTGCAACGGAACACAATAATAAAACAAGAATCTAAATTCTTCACTCTCATACAGTTCTTTTACCAAACAATCATGATTATATTGATTAGTACCACTATTTGGGTCAAATGATGCCAAAGTATCATTAATCATATCTATTTCTGCCTGTACAATTGGTATAATATATTGTGAATTTTTTATCCCGTCAGAATTTAAATCGCATACAGGTAAAAAGTATGCCTTTTCTAACATATTAATATTTGTATTAATTGATGGTAAATCAGAAAAAACATTTTTTGGAGGCACATAACTTAAACGAAGACCGTACTTAATACCCAATGTAGAGCCAGTAAGTTGGTATCCTTGTTCTTGTGAGCCAGTAACAGATAAATCACCAAATAATTTAAACATTTCCGTATTTTGAACTTCAGTTGGCAATGTACCAATCCATTCTTTGAAGGAATTTGCATTTACAACACCAAATAAATTTTCTGGTCTGTTTATTATTTCTTCTGGGATTACAGTTCCAGAAATAGGGACCGTTCTATCTTGTAACTTGACATATCTTTCTAAAAAGAAAAATCCATTTGGATTTTCTTGAAATTCATATGCATTTAAATAATCAATAAATGCAGAATCAGATAATATTACATCTTTTAGTGAATCCAAAGGATTTTTATCGCTACTACTAGCAACATCAAAATATGAATTACTTCCATTTCTTAAAATATTGAAATTATCAGAATCTAAAAAGTATTTACGAATATTAGTTTTTGTTGGAGTTGTATAAATATGGGCAGCAAAGTTAGAGGACATTGCAGATATTTCATCTTTTAAAATTTTACGCAACAATATTTTAGCTTCTACTTTTGTATCTCTAATTGCTTGTAAAACCATTTCTTTTCTTATTCTTTTAAGAGATGGATTTGTAATTGATTGTTCATTTAACTTATTCATAACTGTAATCAACATTTGTTTCATAGATGTGCCGACATTGTTTTGAATATTGCTAATTGTAGTCAAGATAGTTTTTAATTGATTTATTAAATTGTTTGATGCAGAATTACTTGGGTAATTTGCAACAAATGTTTCATAAAGTTGTGGTATTGATTGAACAGTATCAGAACCTTCGCTAAATATCTTTAATGCGTCATATTCTGATGCTCTTGTATTTAAAATTGGTTCAAAAGTTGAATAATTTTCTTCAATTTTTGAAAATTCGCTATTTCTAATTGAATCAATCAATATTATTGTTGATTGCTTTAAGTCTTTCAAGATTTCATTCATTTGTTCTAAAAATTTAAAATCTTTATTTTTTACAAAGTAAAAATCTCTTATCATAGCGTTGATTGAATCCATCGCTTGTTGTTCAACGTCCGTGAGAGTAATTTCTTCAGCAATTAATTTTCTAGATACGACTTGAACGCATTGTTCTAAAAATTGTAAATAATATTCATCATTTACAGTATTAAGTATGCCTCTTGGTTGATTTAAAAGACCTTTTTCTATTTTTGTCAAAATATAATCAATATATAATTCATCTATTACTTTATCATAAGAAACAACAAACTTATTATATAATGGCATACATCTTAAAATTGCCTCAGAAATATAAATTCTAAGAGTAGTAACTACTGCTACTTGTAAGTTAGCAGCCATAATAGAAGATAAAGGTTTAATATATGGCACTAATTCACGGCATTCTGGAGAATAAGCTAATTGAATATCGTCAGACAATTTTCTTTGTAATTCTGTCATAAGTTGGCTTAATTCGTCAAAATTAACAATATTTTCTACTTTTGGCTCGCAACCAAACTCTGGTATTATTGAATCCGCCACACCTAGCCAGCCTGTTCTGGCTGGTGGCTTAATGTAGATTGGAGGTTGGTCTTCTGTTCCGCCATACTTAGTGTAATCTAAAAACACAACTCTAGGATTATTTGTTTTTCTTTCTAATGTATCTGGGTCTAATTCAATATCCTCTTGAGTTATTTTGTCATTTTGATAATCATATCCAAAAAGATAAGCTTCTGGTTCTGATAATGATTGATTTATAAATTTGAAACCTCTATCGGCAATAGAATCGTAGTTGTCAATTGTTATTTGCTGTGGCGTTGAATATTGACCAATAGAAATTTTAGAATTAACAAACGAAATAAAACAATCAGCTTGTGGAGAATTTTGAATATAAGATGGTAAATATTGTTCTTTTAATTGTCTTATATTATCATCTAAATCATATCTAGATTGATAGATAACATTGTATGTTTCAATCTTTGGAACTTTTCCAATCAACAAAGTAGAAGTTAGAGCTTCAATTTGATCAAACTGAATATCAGATGGTATTTTTAATTCTTTTATTTCTGTTAATTCAGATTCAGTCAAAACTGCAAGTCTGTTTAAATTATCCGAAGATATATCACCGTCTTTAAGCGCAAATTGAGAAAATAATAAATGATATTTTTTACCAATTGGTACAAAATCTGGATATCTAGAAGTGTTAATAGTGAAACTATAATCTTCTTTTTTACCAAACAAAATTCTTTTTGGTGTTTCTGCATCTGTTCTAGCATTATAAGATGTTGTTCTTGTAAAAAACGCTTTTGGTGCCAAACCATCGAAATCACCAGTAGCCTCTATGAGACTTTGACGAGTTAAATTAGCAACGGTTGTTGGAAAATAATTATCTGATGTTTTCTGTGGTTTAAATGGTATAGATAGTGGAACATCTTCTTCTTGTTCTTGACTATTATATAAAGTAGCAATTACGTCGTCAGTTCTCTTAATGTGTTTAACGTAATCTCTTCCATTTTTATCAGATAAAATTGCATTTAAAAATGCAACTGGCTGTTTTGAAAAAACCGAACCTTTATCAAATATAGTTGGCTCTTTAAACAAATCATTTAAGTAAGAAGTTTTTATAGAAGTGAAAAATAAATCATTTGCAGAATTTTGTACAGCTTGTACGCTGCTATTGTTAAGTGGATTACTATACAATGAAGTTCCACAAGAATCGCTTTCCAAGGCTGAATATGGGCTTGTTAAAGAGGCAGAACCATACATAGCAGATATTAATCTATCGCCAGCATAATTACCCAAACCTGTAGCAGCTAACTCTGTTAATAAAGTTAAATTTTCTTCTGCACGTTGTTGCATCCCATCAATTTGGTGTCTTATTTGGTCGTCAGTTAGTCCTTTACCAGAAAGTATTGATTCTCTTAATTCTGTGAATCTTTCTATTGATTCTGGTGTAGCACAAACGGATAAATTAGCTGGAATTTGTGCATCTATAAAATCTGCTGCTTTAATTTCAAAATTATTAAGTATTTCATCTGGAACTAGATTTCCAATTGTCGAAAATAAAGAGGCTATGGAAGATTCATTTGGAAATAATTGTGCTAATCTAGGCTCTTTTGCGCGCAATACACTTTTAAGATATTTTGCTTTATCAGAGGATAAATTTCCTTTAAGTAAATCCACAAGTTCAAATGGTGTTAGCGAAGTAGATACCGTTTGTAAATACGATGCTACTTCTTCAGTTGTCACGCCAGATGCTCCTTGACCACCAAATATCTGAGCTACTGCTTCCAACAAAGCCTGTTCTTGCTCCGCGTTATCCAAAGGAGGGCAACCAAATGTTTCACGCAACATATCTAAAATTACATTAGCAGGATTTTGTCCAGTTACTGCCGCTTCTGCAACATTAACTAAGGTATCTAATAACGAACATAAGGATGTTAAAAGAATCTCAAGTAATTTTAATATTACTTCTTGTATAATTTCAGAAATTAATTTAATAATTAATTCTTTTACTACCTGTGATAAAGCCTTCCATAAAGTTGAAAAAAATGCACCAATATCTGGAATTGTAGGAAGCGGAGGAAGCGTAATATCAAAATGTAATTTACACCATTCAATTTCAAGGGTATTTAAGAAATTTAACCAAGTTACTTTTGCATTATCATCTGGTGTTGGACAATTATAGGAATTAACTAATTGTGTTAATAATTTAACACCGGGAAATTTTAACAAAATAGCGTAAAGTTCATCTGCACTAACAAATTCAAAAAATGCATCAACATAAGCTTGCATAATAATTTGTTGAATTTGTCCAAGTGTTTTACCAACAGAATTTTTGCCTAGTTGATTACGATAATTTGCTAAATCTTGTTGTTTTTGTTTTAATATTTGTTGTGCATCTACTATTTGTTGTTGTAGTGTGTCTTCTTCAAATCCTGCTGCTTGTTGTATTTCATTGAAAGTTTCTATTATTGAAACTGGTTCGTTTGGTAGAACAGTTGCACTTTCCACTACCACGCCACTTGTATCACTTGTTGTTGAAGAACTATCAGAAGTTGTACTTGTAGTATCACTTGTAGTATCAACATCGGGACCAGAACCAGTAGTACCATCACTAGAACTCGTTCTTTGTCTTGAATTATCATTAGAGTTTGTTCTTTGTCTAGAAGAACTTGTTCTTTGATTTGCTCTTTGATATGTTTCGTTTAGTGTGCTTTTGGATGCATTAATATTATTTTGTAATTCGTCTTCGTATTCTTTTTGTTCTTGAAATTCTTGTGAATATGAGCCACTAGAAATTTGATTATTTACATAATTAAATGTATTAAAAAAAGATGAAGCAATATCGTTTTGCTCTAAGACGGAATTTACTTTGTTTATTACTTCTACTTTTTTATCTGATGGTAGTAATTCTAAAAATTTAGCCATTTGTAATGGAGTAAAATTTTTAAACGATGCTTGAAGCATTTTAGTTAAAATTTCTTCAAAACTAAAACCAGTAGAAATACATTGAAACAAAGATTGAAACAAAGACAATAAACCGCAAAAACCATAATCATTTAAAATAGAATCGTATATTTTTATTAAAGTTGCTTTACCACCTGCTTTTTTAATACCAGAAATTCTACTTTTAAAATCTTTTATAACGTTAAATGTTTTAAAAGCATCGCTATTTTTTACAGATTCATCTAATTTTTTAAAAAATTCACCATTTTGTTCCGCAATAAGTTGTGCAGCAGTTAATTTATCTCTTTCGGTATCTTCTTTGCACGCAAACTTATTTAATTTATCTGCGACCATATCTGGAAATGAATAAACGGAATCTAATAATCTATTAGAAACTGTATTGCCATATTCTGCAACTGCATTAGCAATACATTCTGCTAATGATTCTTCGTCGTCAAATAATTTATTTTGTCCATAATTGACGGTAATATTTGGATATGTATATTCAAGTAAAAATTCTGTCCAATCTGGAGCTTCAATTGCTATTGATTCGTCATACATTTCATCAATTCTAGAAAGATATGCGATGATTGTTGGATTATTCAAAGGACTTTCATCGATATATTTATCCAGCTTTTTCTCATTCACAATGTAATCTGGGCATCCTGTCTCTTGAATTGTGATTTTATCTATTACAAATTCATCTGTAATTCCTAATATCATTTTATCTGCTTTTCTTACGTCAGAAAACCAACTAACAAATGATGGTATAAATGTTCCAAAAGTATCAAAATTATTATCTACTAATATGTTATTAAGTGCAGATTCAATTATGCTAAATTCATATACTAACGAAGTTTCATTAGTGATACTACCAATTATAAATTCCTTGTTTGTTCCTTCAACAACAATACTTCCATTATCAACGTTTCTAAGTGCAGCTTGGAATTTTCCATAAACACCCAAAGTTTTTGTCAATCTATCTAATTTAATACCTAAAGTATTTAAATCTAAAACAATTTGATTGCTTGAAGGAACAACCTGTTGATTAAAAGCTAATGGGTCTTCTGAGTCTGGTGCTAAACCATCAAAGTTAAAAGCATTTATAGTATATAAAATTTTTAAGTTTGAATTTGGCTCTAATGGTAAAAACCAATCAGCAGCTTCAATAACTGGACCCGAATCTTCATATCCATTTACCAATATATCTACTATCAAATCAGTTTCTAATTTATTATAGTATCTAAGCAATCTTCTTGCAGCTACTGGCGCATATTCTTTAGCACGACTAGCATAGTTGTCGCCAACATCCGTATATTGTGTGACTATAACAATGCTATATTGACAAGTCTTTTTATTTAAAAATGGTTGTTTATCGTCTAGTGTTGTCCAATCTGGAACGATTGCATTTGGGTCTGGTGTGCAAGTAGGGCATGGAATATCAACTGGTATATTATCTTGTGCAAAATCTTCACAAGTATTTTGTTGCAATTGAGCAATACTTCCAGTAAAATCGGATGCAAATTGTTGATATTGTTCTGCCATATTAATTCCTAAGTTAAACTACAATGTCTGCTATTAATATAAAATTGTCCCCAAGGTTCTAAATAAATGTTTTCAACTGCATTTATTTGCTGTTTTATAGAACCATTTACTGGATTTGTTCCAATTGTAACTTCTGTTAATAATCTAAATATTTGTGCGCTAGAAATTGCACCCAATGGAGCAGAGCCGGGAAGAGGAATAATTGCAGGAGGCACAGCAGCCATGAACTCACTTAATATTGAAGCCATAACGTTTATTTTTATCATCAAATTATCAATTATATTCATAATATATTTAAAACAATAAACAAGATTATCGCCTTTTGGAATTGGTTGCAACTTTCTAATTTTATTTGGCAACTTAATAGGAAAAAAGAGATTTACTAATTCTAAAGCGGCTGGTGTCAATAGTTCAGACAAAGCTAATTCTGTTGTATCATTACCTGCTATTAATTCAATAGAGCCTAAATCGTTTGGCACAATCGCATCTCCATTAGAATTTACTTCTCCTTTATCTCCAGTATTTAAAAAATTACCTTTACCAGTAACTAGTTTAATTCCATTTTCTCTTGCAATAATTCTGACACCATCTGCTTTAATGCCGATACCAGA